AATACTAAATTAAAATTAGAAAATGAAGAATTAAAAAAACAAAATAATTTATTAGAAACAAAACTAAAAAAATATTCAAATCCAGATAGAAGCAAAAAATATTACCAAGCACATAAAGAAGAACTCAAAAAACGAAATTATAAAAAAACACCAGCAACAAAAGAACAACGGAAAAAATGGAATGAAAATTATTATGAAAAAAATATGAAAAAAGAAAAATAAAAGAATATTTAGGGATTGTATTAAATACGTTTAAACTACTTAAAAATAAAATATATAGTAATTATATAGAATGGGGAAAATTAAAAAAAGGAAAATCACTTTCAAAAAAATATCAGATAAATATAATTGTATCAAAGTTCCTTTTAGTAAAATTATCATTGACGATGAGGAACAAAGTAAAAAGAAGAAAATTTTGGATTGTGTTGTTAGAACAAATAAAATTACAATCAAAACATATCAATTATTACGATTATGGATTTTAGACAAATACCATAAAAAAGAAGACATACCAACCATTACAGAAAACATTATAAAAATGGCTCAAAAATCTATTTTAGAAAAATCATCAGGACCAAAACCAAAAGGAGATAATTTAGCGTTATTTAATGAATTTCACAAATTTCATACTTTTACACTCGAAAATGGTGTTAATTTATCTCAAATATTAGGATATAATGCTACTTCTATTATAACAGCAACAAACAACGAGTAAAAGAAACAAAACGCTTAAAATATCAACGATTAATAAAAAATCTAAAAGATACATTAGGAATTTGTGAAATAGAAAATACACTATCCACTTATAATTCCAAAACGTGTGATATTGAAAAATTCAAGACATATATAGAAGAGAAAAATAAAGTAAATGATAAATTATTCAAATTGTATGAAAATGAAAAATTTAGACAATACAAATGGTATGCTTATATCAATAAAAAAAGAACAGAAGATAATATGAATAATTTAATAAAAAAGAAATTTGGTAAAAATATAAATCTTATTTATGGCGATTGGGGAGTTACAGAACAGATGAGAAATTTTATATCTACACCAAATTTAGGAGTAAAACGGAAATTAAAAGAAAAATTTAATGTATTTAATATAGATGAATTTAGAACATCATGTCTTCATTATAAAACAGAAGAAAAAGGAGATAATCTCTACGTTACAGATAAAATCAATAAACAACGAAAATTACATTCGGTCTTAACATTTCAAATGGAAACCACAGAGAACGAAAGTAATAAAATTCGTATTGATTGTATCAATAGAGATTATAATGGATGTTTGAATATAAGAAAAATATTTCATTCTTATATGAAAACCGAAACAAGACCTGAACGATATTGTAGAGGTTTTGATTACCAAAAACTACCAATCCCTGAAAAGGCGTCAAATGGTAGTCGGCTTGAGAGGAGAAAAGGAATATCCTCAGAGAGTGCATTTATTCGGAACTTGTCTGTAAGTTCTTAGGCATAGTAATATGCTACCACCGATATTTAGAATTTCCTAAATTTTTTTGAGATATTTTATCTCATTTTAAATGTCGGTCGGTGTAATGTAAAACATATATCTGATAGAATCAATAATAATACTAATTCTAATGATACTAATTCGGATTGATTTAATTTATGATTTAATTTATGATTTAATTTATGATTTAATTTCTTATTAAATTTGCTCTATGTTTAATTCATCTTCGTCTTTTGCTTTGTATACGTATTCGTATTTGGCCTCGTCTTCGGCCTCGGCCTCGGCCTCGTCTTCGGACTCGTCCTCGTCCTCGTCCGAGTAATCTGGCATCCCATTTAAATTATATGGATCATCATCATCAAAATGTCTTTCCTGTTTTTTTATTTCAATTTCAGGTTCTATTTCGTGTTTGAAATTAATATCATCAGAGTAATTTTTACTAATACTATCTAAGTCTGGTAGCCTCTTTTGGCAAATTAGTTTATGAACATCACTTGCAGAATATACGTGGACTATATCACATTTATCTTGTTGGAAATCGCGCAATGATACTATAACAATATTTCCAGGATTTACCCATCGTTTCCTTTTACGCATAAATCCACAAATAATTCCCAAACGCGTTTCTATAGTATAACGATTGGCACTACTTATCTCTTTAATCTTTTTTTTATGCTCTTTAATTTCATTTTCAGTCATAGTATCAAATGGTTTAGGATAATCATAATTATCTATATAGCATTCTACAGATATACGTCCATGCCCAAGACATTTTAACGCAGTAGCATAAGCTTCCCCATAACTATTTTTGTATTCGACAACTCGCTCTATTAAATTACCATGAGCCCCTTTCCTAAATTTCTTACCCCCCTTTCCTTTATTCTTCGGCATGTTAATTATAATTATAGATAGTGAAAATAATTAAATAATACGGCATTTAATTTTTTCAATTTTATAAAGCATATAAAGCATATAAAGCAACATGTTTATTATAAACTATTTAATAAAGAATTTAATATAGAATTTAATATAGAATTTAATATAGAATTTAATAAATAATGACTAAGCTAGATTACATATTATCTGTTTATACAACTAAATTGCCATTAAGCTACATTATTAAATTTATACATTATTGGAATGAACTAGGTATAGTTAGAATAATTATTATGAAAAATGATTTAGAAGTTTTAAAACAAGAGTCTTCCGAAAGTCTAGATGATACTGTATTCATACCTTACGATTCTATTAAAGACGTACCTGATAAGTATATACTATCTCTTTTAAAATTGTTTTATCCTTGTATATTGGATAAAGAAGTATCCAAAACAGTATTGGTTGTACCTATTTTAAATATAGTTAGAGACATTGATACTATTAACTGCTTTGAACAAAAAATTACATCTAATTCTAATAAATTCATTAAATATACCAATCAGGAGAATAATTATTGCTGCTCTAAAATTAAAAACTGGATAGATATATTCAAAATGCGAGACATTTCTAATATTAATTTTACTATAGTGTATTTATACAATACACTTGAAAATAATACCTCAGAAGATGATTTAAGTAATTATTTCTATAATAAAAAAATAGATATGTGGAGAGAAAAACGTAATTTATACTTAGAGTTTAATTTAAAATGTAATGATGAGGCTGAAGTTTATAAACTTATTAATGAGTTACTAAATAATGGGATTCCACTTAAAAGAAATGAATTAAATGAATTAAATGAATTAAATGATTTTAATGTAATTTTACCATATCCTTCTTATAGCGATATCAATGATTATATACTAGAAAACTACTTTTCCTATCATACAAAAATTTTAGTTATCTAGAAAAGAATATTGAAAGGAATCCGTAAAAAACTTCTAAAAAATATATCTACTTTATATAAGAAGTATGAAAGAAACAGTTGTGCTTCATATTCAGAGACAATTCCGGTTAAAAAGGTTAGTCTTAAGTATATTAAATAATGAATTAGTAAATTTAAATAACTTCTTTTATTCACTAATGTATAGAATAAATAGCAATTATAAAAAGGGTATATTTTCACAACATAAATACAATAAATATATTCTTATTTTAGAGGATATATTAGAGGAATATAAGAAACTTCCAAATTATTTATACATTAGAAACTACAATGGAATTAGTATTTCTGAATTACGTAAATCAATTAACGAAATTAAGACCAATTTGAAAAGTATAAGTGAAGAATGTGGAGCTAAATCTATCAATGATATTATTATTATGACTTGTAATACTAATTTAAATGAATTGATTGCGAAACGTGATACTGAATATCAGAAGATACTTATTTTCTATAATAAAATGTTTAGCCCATCGTCTTATAAATTAATAGACAAAACTATAGATAAAAATAAGTTGTGTAAAGACCTAAGTGTAGTTTCTATGAATGAAAATAAACTAAATGTGTATGATTATGAAAATATGAGTCATCTTTATTTTCCTACTTGTAAGTTATTAAAAAAGGAACACTTCTCTATATTAGAACATGTTAATGGTGCTAGAATGTATATACCTATTTATAATAAATTAAACGAAATAGATAAAATCCTTATAATGAATGGAATTTTCAGAGAAGACTTGCTAAATATATCACGTATGAATGGGACTATAGGGGCTAAAAATAAAAAGCTTTTGGAAATTCTTAAAAACATAACTTCTGTAAATGAAAATTTTAAATATGGTTTTGTAGAACAATTATCATTACGTGATTTTATCGTTTATTCGAATGATAAAATAATAGAAATGGCGTTTAACGCTTATTCCGAATTATTAAAATTAAAAGAAAAAACAATATCTTGTCTAGTAAAAGAATTTCTAAATAAAAATGTGGAAGAACAACGTGATATGCTAACATTATTTTTATTAGTTAAAGACGATCTTGAAATCCAATATCTAGCATATTTAATGTATGATATGATTAGCAATGAATCTTACCTACTAAAACCCCAACCATTAGCCGAACAAGTTTATAACAGCCTTCACTGGTCTATTCAAAAGATTTTTAAAATAGCAATAAAAAAAGTAGGAAATTATGCCAAAAATATTGCTGATTTTTCAGAAGAAGATATACCCTATGAAAAACGTATATGTATTATGAAAGTTCCCAAACATGTTAAATCTAAAGCAATGGATAAATATAAAGAAGTTATTAATAAAGGTGGAGATAGCGCTTCTAAATCCCAACAATATTTAGATGGAATACTTAAAATACCTTTTGGTAACTATAGAAAAGAGCAAATACTATCTGTATTAAATGACTTTAAAACTAAATTAATTCATTTTAATATAGAATTAAATGAAATAGTAAAATACTACAGAAGTGGTAAAAATGATAACGATCATAATAATTTTTTGGAAAAAATCATTACACTAGAAGAAGTTTTAAATTTATTCAAAACTGAGAATAAGAAACACATTAAATCCAAAAATATAGATGAATCACTTAAAATCATAGAAGATATAAATAACGAAATAAATAGTATTACATTTTTGGATATTCTAGATAATAATTTTATCAAAGATACACTGAATAATTATAAATACGCCGATCTTAAAAATAGGATAAAATATATAAATTACGATTTAACAGTTAATGATATAGATTTTAAATTAAAAGATAAAGGTAGGAAAAGTGACCTAATAGCTCATTTAATTATCCTATTAAATGATAAATTAGAGAATAATAAGTTCTTAAAAAAGAAATACCTCTATTACCTAAAACATAACACTATAAATCTAAATTATATAGACAACGAAGAACTTAATTTTTATAGTAAATATTATCCCATTTCTAATAAAATTAATGAATTTTCTAAAGAGTGGTCGGTTTATAAATCAGATTCCAAAGAATATTTATCTAATGTTAAAACTGTTTTAGACAAAGCTGTTTATGGACAAAATGACGCTAAAAAAGAAATAGAGCGAATAATAGCGCAATGGATGAACGGAGAAATGCAAGGTTACTGTTTTGGATTTGAAGGACCTCCAGGAACTGGAAAAACGTCATTAGCTAAGAAAGGTATAGCACATTGTCTAAAGAACGCAGATGGAAACTCCCGTCCATTTGCCTTTATTGCGATAGGAGGTTCCAGTAATGCATCTACATTAGAAGGACATAGTTATACATATGTAGGTTCTACATGGGGTAAAATAGTAGACTTATTAATGGAAAATAAGTGTATGAACCCTATTATATATATAGATGAATTAGATAAAATTAGCAAAACAGAAAATGGTAAGGAAATAATAGGGATATTAACACATTTAACAGATAGTACTCAAAACGACCAATTCAACGATAAGTATTTTGCTGGTATAAATATAGATTTGTCAAAAGTCCTCTTTATATTTTCATATAATGATTTCCATTTGATTGACCCTATATTAGCGGATAGAATACATAGGATTAAATTTCATCATTTATCGACGAAAGACAAAGTCTATATTATAGAATATTATATATTACCTGAAATTCTAGAAATGGTTGGATTTACAAAAGATTCGATATTATTTAATAAAGAAAGTATTGAATATATTATTAATA